ATGACTCCGGTGGCCAAGGACAACTCAACCATGAAAGACTTTGATGCTGTAGTTGTTTACAACATCAATTCACAGAATGTTGCCGAACTTTATTCAACCAAGAACAAATCGTTTCACGCTGAATTCAAAGGTGACACCTATGTAATGTACAACTATGTGGTTCAGAATGCTCGTAATGCTATCTACAAAGCCGCACGAAAGTACGAAGCATTAGACATGGCAGACAACCGCACTGACATGGAAAACTACATCAAGGAAGAAATTGTTCGCAACCTTGCTGAAGAAAAGTTGGACGGTTCGATTATGATTAGTCAGGTTATGATTCGTAATGTGTTGCCTTCTGACACTGTTGTTGAAAGTGCCAACGCATTGGTTCGTAGTAAGAACGAACTCAAGCAGAAGGAAGTTGAAGTTAAGACCGCTGAAGCTGAAAGCCGTCGTATGGCAGCATTGGCTAATAACTCAGGTGCTAGTATTGCATTCATGCAAGCACAGGCCATGTTGAATATCTCAGAAGGTATTAAGAACGGTCAAGTACAGACTATTGTGGTGCCAAGCAACTTCAATGCATTGATGATGCCTAAATAATCACAATGAATCTTGCTGACTATTTTGCACTAAACAGATATCACGGCAAGTATCAAATAGGAGACCGTATCATTGGAAAATGGCACGGTATCCCATTTGTGGGAACAGTATACAACGATAGCGTAGTCTCTGAAATTGAGGGGCCGAAGCTATCAGTGCATTCTGATTTGCCTATCAAGTATAAAGATAAGTACTATAACATTATCAACCCCAAGCACAAAGATATACGCAAACTTAAGGAAATAGGAGAAAAAGATGGTAACAATCGTAAAGCATGAATGGCATCAACACGATAGACAATATGCGATTGAACTGGATGAAGCACTGCTAAGTGAAATATATCCTGACTTGGATGAGGACGAGATTGCACAGAAACTCGCAGACATTGAATCAGGTGAAGTTGATTACGAAGAAGTTATCAATGATGCCTACGAAAATGAGGTAGAGATTGAATGGGACTTTCAATACGATGACTGCTGGACTGACCGCAAAGGTGGTTATGATGTTACCTACGAACTAGGTGATGAAGATAGTTGGCATCACGAACCCGAACCTGACCCACCAACACACAAGTGTACCAACTGCAAGTGGGAAGGTAGTGAGTATGAAGCTGATTGGCAATGGCAAGACAAAGATGGCAATGACCTAGACGAAGCTAAAAGAGTTTGTAAGTATTGCGAGAGTGATACTGAACTAACCGAGTTTGGCATTCAGAAAGAAAAAGAACGTGCCGAACGTACCGCACGTTGGGCTAAAGAAGCTGCCGATGAAGAGGAAGCTGTTCCTTGTTTCAGTTGCGGTGCAATGCATAAAGAATCTGAACTACCTGAAATCAAAGAGAGTGGTTACTACTGCCCTGATTGCAATGAAGGCTGGATTATGATGGATAGTCGGGAAGAATCTAAAGATGATTGATGATGTTGTAGGGAAAAGCCACACATTTGAAGATGGCGATAGCATAACTATCACGCAAATAAAGATACGTGATGGCGGTATACCATGGGTAACATACCAAATTCAACAAGGGCCCGGTATACCTAGAAAATTAGTAATGTCATTGATTGAATTCACTAGTACTTATGGACATTTATTTGGGATAAGTGAAGACAATTTACCTGACTTTCCTGACTAAATACTAGCTTATGAAAAAACTTTTAAGCCTTTCCAATATAACATTGTTGGTTGCACTGTCATTGAGTACAGTTGCAGCCTACTATAGTATCATTGGTTTAACTGCTATCTTTGCCGGAGCAGTTATTCCCATTATTATTATGGGTTCTATCCTAGAAGTAGGGAAGATCACTACTACTGTTTGGCTACGAAAATATTGGCATCGTGCTAGTTTGACTATTAAAATGTACTTGGTGCCGGCTGTAGTATTACTTGCATTCTTGACCAGCATGGGTATCTTTGGCTTTTTAAGTAAGGCACACACTGATCAAAGTATGATTAGCGGAGATGTGATATCTAAGATAAGTGTTTATGATGAAAAGATTAAAACAGCAAGGGAAAATATAGATGCAAATCGCAAAGCACTCAAGCAAATGGATGAGGCTGTGGACCAAGTTATGGGTCGAAGTCAAGATGAAAAAGGTGCGGACAAAGCAGTTGCACTACGTAGAGGGCAAGCCAAAGAACGCACTAGATTACTTTCTGAGATTACAGCCGAACAGAAAGTTATTACCCAACTTAGTGAAGAACGGGCACCCATTGCCGCTGAGGTCCGCAAGGTTGAAGCAGAAGTAGGACCGATAAAGTATATTGCCGCGTTTATTTACGGTGATAACCCTGATACAAATTTATTAGAAGCCGCTGTACGCTGGGTAATTATTCTTATTGTTATTGTTTTTGATCCATTAGCTATTGCACTTGTATTGGCTGCTAACTCAAGTAGAAAATGGGATGAAGAGGAAGAAATTATTCCCTTACCTGTAGCAGAAGTTGATGAAAAGCCTACAGTAGAGGATTTGAAACCTGAAATAGAAAAGCCAGTTGAAGAAGTAAAAAAGTCAGGAATGACGTTTGTTGATCCAGGTGAACATCCACAAGATCAATTTGATATGGTCGTTGAAAACAAAGTAACCGATATCGAATTACCAGAACCTAGCGAACTACCCAAAATAGAACCTGAAAAATCTATACTAGAACAACATCCATATTTAACTGCAGGGTTCGATCATTTCAAACATTTAGAACCAATGGTGTATAAACCAGCAACAAACATTGATAATGTTGACATTACAAATGATGAATTAGAAGCAACCGCATCATCTGATATAAGAATATCGTCAGATCCGGTGTTTAAGGAAGTGTCCGAAGGGTACGTTATATATGATGGCAAGATGATATCGAAAGATGCATTAAAAGAAATGAAACCGCAGTTATTTAAGTTGACTGCTGATTCAGGTGTACCGGTGTCCACTAGCTTTGGCACACAATTCCCCAGGACAGCACATAAAGGTGATACATTCATTCGTGTCGATACACTTCCTAATCGTGTATTCAAGTTTGATGGCAAACGTTGGTTTGAAATTAACAAAGACACTGTTGATGCGTACTTGTATGATGAAAACTATATCAAGTACCTGATTGCAAAGATTGATAACGGTGAGTATGATTTAGATTTGTTGTCAGATAAAGAAAAAGAACAAATCGAACATTACCTTAATTCTAGCAAATGAATAAGATTAGCAGTATAATATTATACTGCTAATTTTTTACGATATATAAATAATGAACCAAGAAAACAACAAACTAGACCATTGTTCCTTTTGTGGTAACCACAAAGACGTAGTTAAAAAACTTATCGTAAGTGAGTCAGTAGCAATTTGCAGTGATTGTATCGACCTTTGTACGCAACTTATAAAAGATGATGTTATCGTTGAGATAGACAAAAATTCTTTCCCAAATTTAGATCCAATAGAAATCAAAGCATACTTAGACAAATACGTTATCGGTCAAAGTGCCGCTAAAATGGTACTAAGTGTTGCTATTGCAAATCATTACAAACGAATTGAGAATCCACCTAAGGATTTAGAAATTTCAAAAGGTAATATTCTATTAGTAGGCCCAACTGGTTCAGGCAAGACTTTACTAGCTAAGACTGTTGCTAAATTCTTAAACGTTCCCTTAGTTGTTGCTGACGCAACCAGTCTTACCGAAGCAGGATATGTAGGTGATGATGTAGAGTCAATGATTAGTATGTTAGTCAATGCGGCAGGCGGTGATGTAAAACTTGCTGAAAAGGGAATTGTATTTGTTGATGAAATTGATAAGATTGCTCGTAAATCTGAAGGTGCCAGTATAACACGTGACGTTAGTGGTGAAGGTGTTCAACAAGCATTGCTTAAACTTGTTGAAGGCACAGTATGTCGCATTCCTGCAAGTGGTGGTAGAAAACATCCCGGTGGTGACATGTTAGAAATCAACACAAAAAACATTTTGTTTATTGCAGGCGGTGCATTCGTTGGTTTAAAAGATATTATCAAGTCTCGCAAAAAAGGTACCACTATTGGCTTTGGTGCAGAAATTAAATCAAGTGACGATCAAGTAAGCTTAGAACAAGTTACTCCAGATGATCTTACACGATTTGGTATGATTCCTGAATTCATTGGTCGATTTACTACTACAGTGTCACTAGCAGATTTAGACAAAGAGCAATTATTAAAAGTACTGACCGAAATCAAAAATAACTATATCAGTCAATATCAATATCTATTTGAAATCGACAATGTGAAGTTAGACTTTTTAGATGAAGCATTGGAACAACTTGTAGATAATTGCTTAAAACTAAAAACAGGTGCACGTGGGTTACACACTGAGATTGAAAAAGCACTGATGCCTCATATGTACAATCTCAAGCAGTATAGTAAAAATAACATAAAAGAAATATCTATTTCTAAAAATATGGTATTAGAACCTAAATCACTTCTGTGACCTAAAAACTTTTATTATTTTACGCAATCTGATATAATAAATACATGTTCAGATGCCGATGGTCGGGTCTGAAATCAAACGTCATACTTGCTTAATAGGAGAAAAACATGACAAAAACTTTATCCCTTCGTTCCCTCGACATTCCGTCAATTCACAAATTTGGTATCGGTTTCGATAACATGTTTGATGAGTTAATGCGAATAAATGCGCAACAATCTTTAAACTATCCCCCATACAATATCGTTAAACAAACAGAAGACACTTTCTACATTGAAGTTGCTACTGCTGGTTTCCGTGAAGGTGAGGTACACATCAATTTAGACAACCGCCTGTTGAGTATTAAAGGTCGCATTTCACGTGATGAAGAAGGCGCGCAAGAGTACTTGCATCGTGGAATTAGCAGCCGAGACTTTGAACGTGAATTCACACTTGCTGAACATGTTGAAGTTATCAATGCTAGTCAACAAGACGGCATTTTAACAATCTATTTGGAACGCAAAGTTCCAGAAGAAAAGAAGCCAAAATCTATTGCTATTAATTACACTAAATAATATAATGTAATAGTGTGTGCGGTCACCCCGATCGCACACTTTTTTGAAAGAAAAAAATGTCTAAAACAGATACTAAAGTAAAAATCAAACCAAACATAGGTCTTCAAGAACCTCCTCTATTTAAAATCATTTATATCAATGATGATGTAACTTCTATGGAATTCGTTGTAGGATCACTAGTTGATTATTTTAACTATACCTCAGATTCCGCAGTGAACATTACACAGAATATTCATAATGACGGAAGTGCAGTAGTAGCAATTCTGCCTTATGAAATTGCAGAACAAAAGGGTATTGAAGTTACTTTAGATGCTAGAGCGCAAGGATATCCTTTACAGGTAAAAGTAGAAGCAGAAATTTAAACTTCTATGTCTATTCTTTTAGCCCAGTAAGGATTTTTCTTATTGTAAGGGTTAGACAAATAGTTGATACTATCTAGTTTGGTGTCAACTATTTTTCCATATGAGCCATATGCCCAATGAGATATTTTTGATTCTAAATCAGCAAGTAATATCATTGTTAGCTCTGGTAGTATTTTTGCATCAGCAGGAACTTCCCCAAAGTATAGTTTTTCGTTAGGGACACCGTTTGTTAACATTAGGATCTTTTTAACATCTAAATGTTTTTGTAGTTTTTCGATAGAACTCTTTAGATAAATTAGATCCTCAAACCTACTTATACTATGTTTTTCTTCAAAATCATTTTCTACTTCTCCACCATACCAGCCCGGGCACCCTAATATGGCGACACCATCAATTATAACAACATGATGGTGCAATAATGCAACGTTTCTAATTTTCTTACAGACACGGGAAATCTCTTTAACTCGACTATCATAGTCTTCTATACCTTCGAATTCTAACGAACCCGGGGTATAGAAAACTCCCTGATAAAACCTAGTTAAATGACTTAACGTTAATGCAATAGTCCTAATGTCATTACTGATATTTCCAGCAATTACACAATACAAACTTGTTGCTTTATTTTCCCAATTAAAACTATCATTAGGTGATAGATTCAAGTCACTTATTAAGTCAAACCCAATTTTCATCTATTATTTAGCAACAGTCATTGTAGGTGCTTTTTTCACACGCGGCTTAGCAGGTGCTTTTGCAGGTGCTTTTGCAGGTGCTTTTGCAGGTGCTGCCGGTGCCTTCTTTGCTCTGGGTTTTGCTTGACGTTTCGCTTCGACTGGTTCCGCTACTGGTGCAGTAGCCTCAACTCGGTCATCGGCTGACTTGCCGACTTCAACAGGCGCTTCTACTACTGGTTCAACCTTTGCAGATTCTACTACAGGTGGCACATCTACCTTGTAAGGTGCCCCGTTTGTTGCTTCTTTGACTAGCTCTTTATCACGGAAAAAGAAGTACCAAACTCCAACGGCTGCTACAGCCAATATAATAACTAATTCCATTGTATTCTCCTAAAAAGTAATTAACATAGTATTTAACGGTACACGTAGAATACTAAAATTTTATACTAAATACAATATGCCGAAATCTAATACACTTCTAGATTTGATGTCCGAGGATCTTCCCAATAGAACATTCCAAAAGAAATTGCGCTATAGGACAAGTGAGAGAGAAGTTTTGGCATTGTTTAAAGTCATAAACAAAGAAATTTTCAATAACAAGTTACCTATTCCCAAGATAGAAGTCATGCCAAATTGTAGGACGTATTGGGGATTGTGTTCGGCAAATGCGTTGGTATTGCATTCTGACAAGACAAAATCAAACTGTACGATAAGACTAATGGATAAATGGTTTTGCAAACAATGGCTTATCACTACACTAGCACATGAAATGTGTCATCAATATCAATGGGATGTGATCGGGTATCAACGTTTAAAAGAAGGCCGTGATCCTCTTATGAGTCACGGTCCCACTTTTTTCATATTCCGTGATAAGTTAGCCAAACGCGGCATATCTCTAAAAAGATCACATGGGATGCGCAGGTGGTTTCGTCATCAAAACTTATTTAAGTGTTAACAAGCATAAATACTCATTATGCGTGAATACATCAATCTAATCCAACAACTATCCGAAGGTACGGGCATTGTCGGTCTAAGTGCCGGCGAAATCATAAAATATGATGCTCGTTTTAAAAAATTTATAGAATACATAGAAGGTAAAAAACCCTTTACCACAGTAGACGGGGACAAAGTTATCGTTGATCCTAGAGAGGCAAGACGCTTCTTAAATTTAAGAGCACAAGATATGTTCAAGGGTAGCTTAAAAGCAAGACTATCTGACGGAGACGAGATAGCCTTGAGTAGTCTAGCCAAAACAAAAGATTTTGGTGGCGCTGCACCTGAAGCCGGACAAGATCCTAGTTCCGCAGGCAAAGAAGCACTATTAGTAAAACCAGGTCAAATTGGAATTGTAGATCAAAATTATCCAGCAGAAGATTTTTATGACGTTATTGCAAGTAACCCAACATTATCCGGTACTGACTATGGACAAGTAATTCAGCAATTGGCTCAATATATCGTTTCAGGTGAATACGTTATGTTGCCTCAGGAATACAAGGGAGCGGCAAAAGAAAAAGTACGTAAAGCAATTGTTGATTATGCCGGCGAATATCTAGGTGTATTGGCGTTACTGTACAATCGTAGTCGCTTCCCACGTAAAGCACAATTTCAAGAATGGTTGGGCGGAGATATCAATCAAATTTCATTAAATTTTCCTAGCAAAGCAAACAATAATCTTGCTGATAGTTTTGCTACACTTACTAATAGTACTACAAATCACACATTGAATATTTCTAGTAAAGGAACCGGGGGCGGCGCAGCTCCTGCTATCTCGGGTCTTGTAATCCCTGAACATGTTAAATCAGATCCTAACTATGCAACTGTTGTTGAAATGATTGACATTTGCAAAAATGATTCTGTGTTAATGTCCATTTTTAATCTGATGGATTTAATTTACAGCGTAAATCCAAAAGCAATCGATGAGAGATATCATCCGTTCTTGCCGTTCTCGCAAAAAGAACCTAAATTACCTGCACTATGTAAGCAGAGTAATGATTCTAGAAAATCAGCAAATCCTATAGGCATACCTAAAAAATATAAGTCATTGTGGTCTAATGTTACTGGTGGTGGAACTGAAGGCGGTAAAGTATTATATGGTATTAGAAAACAAGTTGATGAAGCAATCAATAAGAAAGATGCTATTCCTGAATTCAAAGACGCTATCTTGCAGATTTTGGAAATGAACTTCATCCAACAATATTGTGACTACAAGGCCGGCGAACTAACATTTGCAACTCAATGGCCCGCAAAACTAGACGGCAAAATTAGCTTGGAGAACAAAGCAAGTACTACTGACCCGTTATCAAATGGATTCAGTTTTAAATTGGGCCGTACTGATAATAGTGTAAGCTCAGAACCCGGTGATGAAACTGTAGCTGATCCGGATACTGGTTTGGATACCGATGATGATTTCATGTCCAAAGCAGATAGCCTAGCAGGTGGTAGTGCTCCCAAAAAAGCAAAATCAAAAACCTCAGCACCCGAAGTGGGCAACGTTGGGCGCAAAAAACGTTGACATTTCATAAACTTCCTGTATAATAGTAATTATTTTATACAAAGGAAGTTTATGAGTCTAGTCCCTATCGTTTTGGAACAAACAGCCCGCGGTGAGCGTAGTTACGATATTTACAGTCGATTGTTACGTGACCGTGTTATCTTGCTTGAGGGCGAAGTACACGACCAAATGGCAAACTTAATTGTTGCCCAATTATTATTCCTAGAGAGTGAAGATAGCGGAAAAGATATCAGCATGTATATCAATAGTCCCGGTGGTAGTGTCACTGCTGGTATGGCAATCTATGACACTATGCAGTTTATCAAGCCTGATATTCAAACTATTGTTATGGGACAAGCATGTAGTATGGGTAGCCTGTTAGCACAAGCAGGAGCTAAGGGTAAACGAATGATGTTGCCAAACGCACGACACATGATTCACCAGCCAAGTGGTGGTGCTCGTGGTATGCAAAGTGACATTGAAATTTCATACAAAGAAATCACATATCTTAAAAAGCGGTTGACCGAAATCTATGTCAAACACAATAGTGCCGGCAAGACATACGAAGAATTCGAACGTGACATGGACCGAGACAAATTCATGAGTGCTGAGGAAGCACTTGAGTACGGCTTGATTGATAAAATCATCGAAACACGCGGTTGACAATAAATCCAAGGTGTAGTATACTATCTTCAATTGGAGATATTATGCCTTGGATTCAAAACGTAGCAAAGAGCGATATTGCAAAGGGGTTTCACATCAACCCCGGAGAGAACGCCATGCTCATTCAAATCGTTGACCCACCTGGAGACTTCCCTACTCCAAAGCACACTTTCAAAGAAGTGCATCAATTTCAATTCCTTGACATTGAGGAGCACGACTTTGCATTGGATGAAGAAATGCGTTGCAGTCAAGAACAAGCCAACCAGCTTGTTGCACATTTACAACATGCATTAACTAACCACATGAATGTCATTGTTCATTGTGTCGCCGGTGTCTGCCGTAGCGGTGCAGTTTGTGAGGTAGGCGTCATGCTTGGCTTTGACGACACCGAAGCATTCCGTAGTCCTAACTTGTTGGTCAAGCACCGCATGATGAGGTGCTTGGGCTGGACTTATGATGCTGACGAACCACACACCATCAACGGTGTAACTACCGATTGGGGCTTTACCCTCCCCAAAGAGCGTGAAGGCGATATCTAGCCAAAGGTTGACAATAAATCACTTTGGCTATACAATAGAATCTTAGACAGTTAACTAAAGGACTTAAAATGACATTGCAAGAAATCAATCGTGCTATCATCGCAGGCACTTTCTCTAATGAAGACCTGAATTCTATCGGGGATGCTATCAAGTTTGCCCGCAGTCAACTTGCTGCCAAAGCCAAGTTTACATTCCGTGCAGGTTCACAAGTAAAATTCACTAATTCCCGATCTGGTCACATTGTGCTAGGTACTGTTGAAAAGGTCAATCGTAAATTTATCATCGTCCGTGAAAACGGCAAAACATTTGGTGGTAACTGGAGAGTGCCCGCTAACATGCTAGAGGCTGTATGAAATATTTTCTAATTGTTTTGTTGGTAGTTGTTCTCCTTGTTTTAGGACCTCTACTGACTATTTGGTCACTGAATACATTATTCCCGGCACTGGCTATTCCATATAGTTTAGAAACTTGGGCGGCAGTAATTATTCTTGGTGGTGTATTTAAAAGTAATGTGAGTAATACAAAATGAGTAAAGTAAACGAATTGTATATGGATATCGAATTGATGTTAGAGCAGGGTACCCACCCCTCAACAATCTCCGCAGTACTTGACGTACCGGTTTCTTGGGTTTATGAGGTGTTAGAAGATGCCGAAAAATCCGATGAAGATTTTAGCCCCTTTAAAACAGTCAACAGTTAATACTGTAGTATTACTTTTTGGCGAACTAAAGTATTCATTTTGATGCCATAGGAACGCTAGGACCGATACTTTTTGCAGGAATGCATCTTGATACAGTTCTAGCGTTTTTACCAAAAGTTGACAATAAATGGGTTTGGGTATATAATACATACATAGACAGTTAACTAAAGGACTCGAAATGACCAAGCAATTTGTACAAGTTAGTGCCCACAAAGACAGCAACAACTTTGCCCACTGTAGCAACCTGAGCCTCATGGCAAATGAGGGTATGACTGCCGAACAAGCCCTGCGTAAATTGCAGGTCATGGCTGATGAATATGCACTGAACGGATACACAATCGAGTGGATCCGCGAAGATTTCGATTCCGTATACGAGGAAATGTACGGCGAATTGTTTGCCTAAATTTGACAATAAATGGATTTGGGTATATAATACATACATAGACAGTTAACTAAAGGACACAAAATGCAAGTCGCAACAGCAATCAAACACATTGAAAAAGAGTCAAAATTCTTGGGTATGGGTTTCTTGGAAACTATGAAGTTCATCCAAAAGAATCCTCTTGCACAGCCCCAAAAAACCATTGATGCATACCGTGTTATCATGGCAGAAGGCGCCAAAATGTTTGCCTAAAAAGGTTGACAATAAATGGATTTGGGTATATAATAGAATCTTAGACAGTAAAGAAAAGGACTTGAAAATGCGTACAAAAACTGTGATTGACGGCTTCAAAAATTCTCAAAAATTCCGTATTATTTTCAAAGGTGATGGTTCTGAAAATGATGTTGGTTTCTATATGACAGTCAAACAAATGACCGAGCAATTTGCTACAGTTAATGCCCGCACACTTTGCTGGGATGCTATGCTTAAATTGTCTTATTTGCGTTATGAAGCCAAACGTAAAAACGAGACAGCTCCTACAGGTCTCGGTGACACTTTCCGGGGTAAACAAGTCCAAGTTGACTTGGTGTAAAATTTGACAATAAATGGCATTTGTGCTATAATAGAATCTTAAACAGTTAATTAAAGGAAAATCATGTCTAAAACAAAACTTAACAATCTTATCGACCAATCATTTTTGCGTGGATTTATCTTACGGGCACAAAAGGATTTGACCCTAGGTCAAGTGATTGAATTGGAACGTACCCCGTTAGGTGGTATGTTGGAGGCTGTTAATCCACACAATGGCATAGGGCCCCTTCTCAGTGATAATATTGAGGCCGCTTGTGAGGGTCTAGAGGGTGTAAGATTTGAAGCCGCAAAGGACTCTGCTGATGGTAAGGTTCGTGTGTTTGTTACCGGTATCTAAAAGGTTGACAATAAATCGGTTTGGGTATATAATAGAATCTTAAACAGTCGAACAAAGGAAACGAAATGGCTTACTTCAATCAAGAACGCAAACAAGAACGTGCTCCAGCTATCAAGGCTATCCTGAAAAAGTATGGTGTCAAGGGCTCACTTGCTGTTCGCAACCACTCTACGTTTGTACTGAACATCAAGTCGGGTTCTGTTGACTTTATTGAAAACTATATCAAGACCGATGCCGACAAACACTACGGCAACAAAATGGATCAAAATCAAATTGACTATCTCCGCAAAAATAAAGCCATAGATGTTAACCCTTACTGGTATCAGGAACACTATACGGGTAAGGCTCTTTCTTTTTTGAAGGAAGTGTTCACTGCAATGAACAAAGGTAATCACAACAACTCGGACATTCAAACCGACTACTTTGATGTGGGTTGGTATGTGGATGTGAACATCGGTTCTTGGGACAAGCCCTACACTGTTTCTAACTAAGGAGAAAATTCATGAACACATATAAAGTAATGGTTAAGTGGAAAGACGAGCCCGGCGCTGGTTTTAGTTATGTACATGTCAATGCCGACAACCCGTTTGCGGCAATTCAAATGGCAAGGTCCATGTATGGTAGGCTCTTGATTTCGGAATCTGCAATTCCGGTTTACTGAAATTCGGGCAAACAAATGGTTGACAGTTATTACGCCCGGTGTTACAATAATAACTGTCAAATGACAAACTTTTTATCAACCCTAGTCTAACAGTAAGGAAACTATAATGGCTAATCAAACTTTCAAAGTTGTCGGTATTACTACACATGGCGATTCTACAAAAATTCGCTTCACAGACGATATGGTTCGCCGTATCAAACAATTCACTAAAGGTGGCGCATCCCGCGTTGACTTCATTGAGTTGCCATCAGAGATGACCAAGCTTGAAGCACTCAAGTATATGGCAACTCAACCTGAATTCGCTAGTGCCGGCGATCAGGCAACTATTGCCGATTGCATCGAGGACCGTGTCAAAGAAGCAAGCAAAGGCACTGTCAAGGTTAAGACAACTAAGACAACTAAGACAACTAAGCCAAGCATCGATGCTATCAAAGCACGTGGTAAGAAAACTAAGGAAGTGTCCGTAAAAGAAATTCTTGCGGCAGTCGAAGACGCTCCTTTTTAATTACTAGGGCTCAGGCCCTGTTAATATGAATCTATCTACATTTAGGCGTTCGTTTAATCCACGTAAAGAGTTTGATCCTGCAAATAAAAAAGATTTGCAAGAGTTTAAGTTCTTTAAGAAAAATGGTAAATGGAAAAACGGTTGTCCATTCTATTTAGAAGATCCGTTCGTTGATATTCCGGCAATGTGTGAAAACAAATTCACAAGCTACATGCTAGAAAAGATGAAATAAGAAAAGCCCCGAAAGGGGCTTTTCTGTTAGTATCTAAATCTTACGTTAGAATGGTTTAGTAGCAGTTTGTGTAACTGTACCATTGTTGGTAACAGTTTGTGTACCTGATGTATCTGTGGTCACTGCCGCACCCAACATCAGATACTGGGTATTGGCCAAACTGGTCAATGGTTGTGTAGGTGCTGTGACTGTGGCACTGGTGCTGTCATA